CGAAGAGAAATCTTTCTAAACCAATAAAACCAGCAGCGGCAGTGCCGATTTGTAGAGCACCAGCAATCGCTCTTCCCTTTCCACCAAGCAAACCTCTTGCGAGTCCACCAGCGCCTTTGACTCCTAGTTTTTTGAGCAGCAGTAATGAGGCAGCACCAAGACGCATTGCGCCTCGAATAAGAAAACCACTAAGTCTCCCGATAGACCTACCAAGTCTTGTTCCAAATAATAAGTATGCTGTAAGTAACTTTGGTCCAAAGTCTGTAAAAAATCGAGATACAGACTCTAACTTTTTCTGATTTTTAGGATCACCTAAGTAGTCAACTAGTTTTATTAAAAACTTTCCTGCAACTATACTTATTAAACCACTAATAATCTTATTAAGTATGCCTTTAACAGGAGCGATTATTTTTTCAGTTACCTTCTTTAGAGTTTTAAATCTTTTTTCTAATCTTGATTCCTGTAATCTACGCTTTTCATTCTCTCTCTTCTTTCTTTCACTTTCCTTATTTTGATCTTCTAGTTTCTTCTCATCCCTAAGAGTCTTCAAAATCTCATCAAGATTTCTAAGCATTACAACCTGAGGGTTGATAGATGCAAGATTTTCTTTTAAATCACTCTTTTGATATCCAAGAATATTCTTAATGATGGATATCTTTCTACTATTATTATCGACTTTCTCGCTTACAAAAGATACACTCTTTATTAACTTTGTATTTACATCAAACTGATTTTTTAAAAAACTTATTACACTTCTACCTGAACGAAAACTTCCAGCAGAAATGCGACGCCTTCTGGGTTCTAACGGATTGTTTTTCGTTTCATCGGAAGGCATTCGCTTGCTGCTGTTTTAGTTTTTCTTCTTCAAGATGATTCATTAGCATGGCAACATAGATATCCCTTTCCCAGGGCATCATGTTTTCTATTTCTGTTAATGAATATTTATGGAACTGCATCAACGAAAAGTTGAGATTAAAGTAGTTCTCAAGGTTCATATGAACCATGCTCATGCGAAAAAAGACGCTAATCCCTCCAAAACGATATCACTCTCTTTCTTTGTTTTAGGATTTTTTACCTTAATAGTGTGAGATAACTTAGGCATTGTTTCAAAGAAAGTTTCAATCTCTTTAAACTGTGACGAGTTCATCTGCTCCAAGAAGTCTGTCATCTCCTTTTTGGTGCAGTCTGCAGCAGCCCAAACCTCATCCTGTGTAAAGATTTTATCCACACAAGATGCAATCAAATCAAACGATTGATCCATCATGTTTTTATCGTTGATCTCAAAGTTGTTTTTAATAAACTGATCCAATGAAGGATACTTCATTTGCATCATGATATTATCATCAAGTTTGATTTTGTCACTGTGATCATCACTCTTTTGAACCTGAATGTCGTCAAGATTGATGTTAACCTTCACCTCAGTTTCTTCATCATCAGGACAAATGACATTGACTTCAATGTCCTCACCAACTGACTTACCACGAATATTCAAAAACAAATATTCAATATCAAAAGTTGGCAACTGCTCGACTTTAATACCTTTCGTCAGAATGCAGTTTTTGATAACTGATTTGATCGCGGTAGTAATTTGTTTTGTGTCATCACTCTCAAGAGCGATAACTAAAAGTTTTTCTTCTTTTACAAGAAAGGGTCTGTACTGAACTGTCTCTCCTGTAGATGGCAACTCAAGTTCATAAGTTGGTGTAGCAATCTTTGGTAAAGGCATGATGTTTTATAAAGTTTTTCAGTGTATTATTTATTGATCAACCACCAGGTCCTATTCTACCAGTGGCGTCAAGCAAATTACGATCAACTAACGCACTACGACCGCCTCCTCTAGCTGATCCTGAGCGTCCTGGTGGCACTGCTTGTTTAGGTGTAGGTGGTGGATTAAATGAATTGCCCAATGCCTGAGCAAATGGATTATTTCCAAAATCAAATGAAAGGGATCTACCCGCTCTCGCAGGCATTATATCCATCAAGTTCTCAATAGTATATCTAATATATGCCATTGACACAGTTACCTTCAAAAGTTGAGAGGTCTCATATGATATTGGCATTGAGTTAATCGCCAACGGAAAGGATCTTACAAAGTTATACCTTAAAAGACTACCTCTTCTTTTATAATCGGTATCACCGAAATTTGTCCCTGCGACAACGTTTACAATATCTTCTAAAAGATTTGAAGTCCTCACCTCTTCATAAAAATCTTTCTCTATCTTTGTGATTTGAAACCCTTCACACATGTATTCATCAGGATATCTAAATCTATAGTGAAAGTTCTTTCCATTCGGATCATTTTGACCTGATGAGTTCAAGTCCTCTCCAGCGATATATTGCATCCATCTTTCAAAATATTGAATAGGTAGATAGTTTGTAGCATCAACATAAAAAGTTAAATCAATCCTATCATTAAAAATCTTCCTATATGGATGTCTTTCGCTTACTCCAGTATGATCATTATCAATATTCATTGTAGCAAACTGGGATCCCGGCAGTGAAGCCTCACAACACTGAAGTTGGATTGTTTCTTGATCGGGTCCCAAAAATGCCCTTAAGGCAGATGCAAGATTAGCATCACTAGGAATAGGAAGGTCAAGCAGATAATGTGAGGTTGTTGCTGGGGATAAAAGTCTAGATTTTATGTCCGATACGGAAACGACTCCTTTAGGTTTATCTAAGGGCATCTAAATAAATTTGACATTATATATTATGTATGGGAGAAAGTATTAAAAGTAAATACAAACCTTCGCATCCTACGAAATATAAGGGTGATGCAACTAATATTATATGCCGAAGTAGTTGGGAACGCAAGTTTTGTAGGTGGTGTGATCTCAACGAGAACATTTTAGCATGGGGATCAGAAGAGTTTTGTATCCCATACATCTCTCCTATTGACAATAGAGTTCATAGATATTTTCCTGACTTCCTAATCAAGGTGAAAGAGTCTACTGGTAAGATCAAAACCTATGTGGTCGAAGTTAAACCAGAAAAACAAACTGCACCACCAAAGAAAAAGTCAAGAGTGACAAAATCATACATCTATGAGTGCAAGACTTACGCAGTTAATCAAGCAAAGTGGAAAGCAGCACAAGAATATTGTGCTGATCGTAGGATAGAGTTTAAGATCATAACAGAGAGAGAACTCGGAATCAAATGAATCGTATCGAACCGATCCTGGATATTCTCAATGGTGAAACCATGGATCAGGAACAACAAATGATGTATATCATGGAAGCACTTAGTGATACGGTGACACCGATTCCAGATATTGGAACACTCTGCACCTTTGTATACAATGCTAAGACTCCTAACTTAAGATATGATCAACACCCACTCGTAGCAGTCACTGATTTATTTACTTGGGGATTTCGTGGAACAAACTTTCATCATAGAGAGACCAGACAATATACTTGGGGAGAAATAGTAGGTCAAGTTTACATTGTAAAAAGAGAGGAACTTGATGACTTGCTGTCTGTAAATTATGGAAAGTTCATCACTAAATAGATAAAAAACTATAATGGCTCCGGTATCAGCAACGAGCAAAATAACAAAGGTAAGATTAAACTACGATCCAGAGAATCCTGAAGCTGGTGGCGTATTTTTGCCTGAGATTTTCACCGCCACTAAAGTTACAAGAACCGGAGAGACTAATGCCGATGGTGGTCCCGTCTATAAAACTGAGGTAATAAGATACGATAATGCTAAAGGTGATAATCCTAAAGTCATTGCAACTTCATCTTCAATAACTCGCAATAATAATAGGGGAAACGAAAATTATGATAGTCGTTTAATACCCACGGAAAATGCCACCCCGGCAGAGAAAGTAAGCATGGGTCTTGCAATAAGAAATGCACAACTAGATCAAGTTCGATCAGTGCAGGATCAAGTTGCATCAAGTCCGAAAGAAAATAGAGAACTATTTAAAGTTGGTGGGAGTGGTTCGCAAACGGAAAATTCAGATCTCCCTCCTGTTATCTCAGAGGAGGCTCCCTCAGTCCCTGTTCAAGAAACATCACCCACAGGTAATAATAGTGCCTTCCCGCCTCCACGAGCTAGACCAGCAACGGCGAGATTTATATATCCTCTTGATTTAGGATCGTCTGGGCAAGACACGATTAAGTTCTCACTCGTTAAAAGAGTCGTTAAAAGAGAGCCAAAAGGATCTGGTGATCAAAGGTCGGATACTAAAGAAAGAACATTGGGTTTTGTTGTTCTTCCAATACCAGGCAATCTTCAAGATTCAAATAGTGTTGCATACAAGCAGTCATCATTAAACGCTCTACAACTAGCAGGAGCTACAGATATAGAAAAGTTTATAAATGAAACAAAAAACTTAGAGGGTGCCAAAGGTGTGGGAGCAACGCTAAGAGAAGCGGTCACGGGAGTCAATAAACAAAGAACTAAATCACTTATTTCAGCAGCAGCTGCATCAGCAGCACTAAACATACCAGGCGGAGCAAACGCTCTGCTTTCGAGAACTTCAGGGATCATTATAAATCCAAACATGGAACTACTATTTGATTCACCAACTCTTAGATCGTTTGGATTCTCTTTCAAACTTTCACCAAGAAGTGACACCGAAGCAAATCAAGTTCTAGGTATTATAAGATTTTTTAAACAAGCGATGGTTCCAAAGGCAAAAGAGGGTAATCTATTTTTAGGGTCACCAGATAGTTTCAAAGTTGAGTATTTGTTTGGAAATAATAAACCTCACCCTGGACTGAATAGATTTAAAGAATGTGCTTTAGAAACTGTACAAGTAAACTACACTCCTGAGGGAACTTATAACTCGCTTAGGGACGGAATCATGCCGTCTTATGAAATGGAATTGAGATTTAGAGAACTTGATCCAGTTCTGGATAGAGATTATGATGTAGCGGATGAGACATCTGCAAGAGCGATTCAAGGAGTTCCAATCGGTCCACTTCAAGGAGAGGGAAATTTATTTGGTCAAGGGGGCGTAGGATTCTAAAATGTCTAACTATTTTAACAGACTACCAAATTTTGATTACGTCAGCAGACTTCCAGATGCGAAAATCTCTGACTATATCACAGTCAAAAATCTATTCAAGAAAGGAGTAATCCGAGAGGACATCTTTCAAGACCTCACTTTCTTTACA